CGGCTCTTTCCCGGTCACTCAGGGCTTTTTCTTCGGCTCTTTCCCGGTCACTCAGGGCTTTTTTCTCGGCGTCGGTTTTGTCTTTTAATATTCGTTTAGTGGTTTCAAATTCATCCTTTTCACCTTGCATACGGAGTTCGTGTTGGGTCATATTTACAGCATCAATATTGCTGATCATAGCTAAATCAAGTTCTTGCTGAATTTTAAGTTTTTCTTCTGCTGCTTTTTCTGCTGCTTTTACTTGATACTCATATTCTTTTTTTCTTCTTTCTGTTTCTTCTTTCCAAAGTGCCGCTAATACTTCCTGATGAGCGTCTTCTATTTCCTTTCTGCTTATTTCATCATCTTCTGCCAACTTTAGCATTTCTTTATATTTTTTCTCTGCATTAGCAACTTCTAATTCATAACCTTCTAATGTAGATTCATTAATATAGTCTTGGATTTGATCATATTTTTTCTCTATATCTTTTAAGCCTTCAAAGAAAGATTCAAAATTTAAATTTCCCAACATATCCATTTCACTAAATCGTTGAGCTTGATCACCAAGTTCCCTCATTTCTCCAGCAATATGCGACAAATCAAGACTCGCCAGTTGGTTTTGTAATCCTTCTAACTCCTTAGTGGCTTCATTTATTTGATTTTGAAATCGTTCAGCTTGGGTTGTAACTTCTTCTTTTACAAAAGGCACCTTTGACATGAACATACGTTTCTTAGCATACTCTTCCAATTCTTGGGTTTGTCGTTCATTTATTTTTGCTATTTGTTGGGCTTTCTTCTCTTCATCTGATACGGTTTCTTTATTCGCTTTTTTGTTTGCTTCAACTAAAAAAGCAATCCGTTCTTCGACTACTTTTATTTGTTCCCTTAATTTTTCTTCGTCAGATTGTCCTTCCAATAATTCATTTATTGCATTTATAGCTATTGTGGCTTTATCAGCCATAGCAGTTAAATAATCTAAAATACCAGAACCAGATAACGCTCGTTGCAACTCCACTACTGCTGTATTAAATCTTTCAAAAGAAGCACCGGCTCGTTCCCCCGCTTCTACAGCAGCGGCACCAAACCGATTTTCAAGAACATCTGCCAATTTCGGAAGTAGTTCTGAGGCAGTAACTTGGCCCAATTCAAGCATCTTGTTCAATTCTTTTGTGGTAACACCCATAGCCTCCGCTGCCATTTGAAACGCACCGGGAAGACGTTCGCCCAACTGGCCTCTAAGCTCCTCAGCCTGTACGTTTCCTTTAGAAATCATTTGAGATAGGGCTCTGAGTGATCCAGAAGTATCATCAGCACTCATACCAAGAACAGCACTTGCTTTAACAACAGCATGAAAAACTCTTTGGATTTCTTCACCTTCTAACGCAGTATTTTTAGAAGCAGCATAAATATTTTTATATGAATTCTCAAGAACAGTTAAACTTAATCCAAGTGTTTTAGATGTTTTATTAACAAAATCTAATTGTTTTGATGCTTCTTGGGCTGACCCAGTTATGCTTTTATAAGATTTATTCAATGCATCAAGGGCAACGCCTTGTCTTACAATATTACCAGTAAATTGAGTAATCTCCATAGTAGCTAAAACAGTAGCATAACCGAGTGCGGCAGCACGTACAGTTTTTACAAAACCATTGAAAGCAGTAGAAGTCTTTTTTACACTTCTATCTATATTTCTAAGTTCCTTTTCAGCGGTTCCAGACATAGATTTAAGTTCACGTTTTACTTGGGAAACATCCCTTCTTAAATCCGCAATGTCCATACCCATCGAAATGGCTAATGTGCCTATATCAGTCATTATATACCTTTTTCAGCCTTACTGGTTTCCTGATATCTTTCTCTTTACGCTTGTCGTACAAAGATCCGTACTTGGTTCTTGTCTTTCGTTTTGGTGGTTTAGTTCTTTCAGGAACTCTTTCCTCTAATGCGTATTTATATCGTTTACCATCAGATCCAACAATAGGTTTTTCTTCTTCTTCAGTAAGAAACTTCTTTTTTGCTTTTTCATCTCCTAAAGCCAGAACCATTGCTTTCGCTGATTGAACAATATCTGCATCTTGTGGTCCCTTTTCTTCTTTCTTTCCAAATTGAGGTATAAAATCCTCAAATTTAAAATGGGAACCATTTTTAAACTTAATAAATGCCAGGGCAAATCTATAAGCAATTAACGCAAGTTGAGTCATTATTTGAACATGTGGTAAGGGATTTTCGTGAGAATATAATTCCCACTCTTTTGCTTGTCGATAAGATATTCCATCAAGCATTTGATCCACATCCAAATGACCCAACTCACGAGCCATGCCTAACCAGAATTTTCTTCCTGGCCTCCTAAGTTTTTTACCATTTCTTCTTCAGCTTCTTCGGTACTGCCATTTACTTCTCTTACAGCTTCAACAATCTTATCCAAAACTTTAGCTGATTTTTTTGCTAATTCACTGTAATGTTTTTCTGTAAATAAGGGTTGTTTTGCTTCGGGATCAGCATATACACAAGCTGAAATCATTTTTGCTCTAAAATTATCTGCACTGAATTTACGAGTACCATCTGAATTTTCAACAAAAACTTTCTTTTCCCATTCCTCTTTAGTTTTGCCGGTCATGCCTTTAATATAAAGTTTACATTTCCACTCAGATACCGGCAATTCTTTTATTACAAGATCATTAATACCAAAAATGTGTTTCCTGAGTTCATTTACATCTTTAAAATTTTCAAAATCCATTTTGTATTCCTTTGATTAAGTTGTGTTTTTTATAGTAAGAGAGGTTTGATTAACCTCAGTTAATTAATTACAATACATTAAGATCCAGAGCCACTACCAGAGTTTACAGTAACCTGTCCAGTAACCTTTATCGTTACATTACAAGTAATCTGAGAACCAGGATCAAGATTCAGAGGCAATTCAGTCACAAGACCACTAAACTCCAAAGTAGTAGTTTCATCATCAGGTAGAATCAATTCATAATCCTGTTCTGTGTCTGATTCAAAATCCGTTTTCATGGCTTCATAATCAGTACGATTAAAATTCATAGTAAAAGTCATTGTCCCTGGATCACGAAATCCAGCAATAAACTCACGATAACCACCTGTACTTGCCAAACTCGTTACGTCAATAGTCTCCCTGGACATGGTGGGTCCAGAAATAGTGGTAACTTCACCAACGGATACCCAAGCACTATCAACAAACTTTTTGAGTAACGCACCAACTGAACTAACTGCATTAGTCATTTACCTTCCTCCTTACTATAATTAAAGTTAAGTTCCAGATCGTTGAATCTGAAAGTTTAAAGAAAATTGATATCTGTTTTTGTCATCCATCCCTAAATAAAGAATATCAGATTTTACAGCTATCTGAATATACCTTGTACTATTCCATATCTCCATATTTCTTTGTAAATGAAGATAATATTTCAAATCTCGCATAAAAGCATGACCTGTACTATAATCAGTATTTCTATGCAAAATTTGAATTGCCGGGTATTCATAACCATATTGCCCTTGGTCAAATCCACCAGTATCATTAATTGAAGTACATACATTCGGAGAATCTGGTAAAGATGCAATAAATAAATCAGTACCAAAAGTTACCCCTAAACCAGAACTTGAAGATACCAACATATCTTTGATATCTTCACTCGGTGGATTTGCTGTACTTGTTAATGTCATTACAATGCCTTTTTAGCTTCTTTTGCTACAGTATATAAAACAAGAGCAGTGTTTCTATCAACTGCATTTTCCAAAAACTTAGGACCGGAACCAGGTCGGGTCCATCCAACAGAGCTTTGTCCTCTTTTTGATACTGATTTCATACTACCTAACGCTCTTTGTGACATTCCACTTACACCAACCATTTCATGAACGTATATTGCGTAATACGCTCCAAAACCAAACACAACAAAAGGCCCCTTACCAATCCCTAATACTTTTGCTTTTGCTTGCATTTCCATAACAGTACTTGAATGCACTGATTGTAGTTTAGCCAAATCACCCTTATATTTTCGATTTCCGGCGGTTGCGCGAAATTTTGGGGTACTACCATAGGGGGTATTCCCATCGCTTGTTACAACGAAAAAACTGGCCCTTAAATTACCAATATCAACAGGAATCAATGGCGATGTTTTATCCATATCCCTACGAATGATAATTGCTGCTCGAATAAGTCCTTTTAATGTTCGTCCTTCAATCTGATTTATTCTCTTATTCAGATTGTTCATGACATTATTCAAACCTGTTATTTTAAAAGAACTCATAACCACGCTTTCCTAAAATAATCAGCTCCTTGAATATCAACTTTCTTATAATACGCTCTTATTGGAAATGCTTGGGGTATATTCTGTGGTGAATCCAAATTTGCACTATTTATAGAACTTAATTTTCCTAAATACAAATACGCATCATTTTCAAAATCTTGAGAATTGGAATATACAGTAGCTTTAGACAATTCTTCTTTACCAGATGAACTCAAAAACAATTCTTGGTGTTCTTCCCACCGCACATCTATTTCAACAGGATCAGCAAAAGATAATTTACCATATCCATCAGTTGCAGGAGTTCCCCAATAAACTGCTTTTTGATTAAATGATCCATCTAAAAAAGGCATTATTAACTCCTACAAAATTGGTGAATCATCAAAAGATGGAACAGCTTCAATCTTAATTCTCTTTTTACCTAAATTAGCGAGTTTGCCACTGGTATCAAATGCAAGAGCGGTTTGTCCATAGGTACTGCTTTCTAATTTCAATCCCAACTTAGGATAACTTTCTGCTCCATCACCAATTTTCTTATACTGTGGTTGTCTGGATTTGGTAACAGCAATAAAATGAGCAGAAAGCCACTTTTCAATACTGGTAAGTAAAGAAGTAGATAATCCTTCATCAGACAATACAGCATCCACCAAAGCATTTGCATCTTCGATATATGGAAACACATCCACATCACTCAATGATGTACTGATTATAGCTTTTACATCACTTGGGGTTGTTCTTATTGCCATTATAGCACCTCAATATTTTTATGTATGAATAACATTATTTACCCACGCAGGCCCGGACCCTACTCCGCCTCTACCAAAGTCCACCCATACACACCAGGTGCCCAAACATTATTGCCATTTGCATCTCCCCCCGTACACTCCCAAACAGAACCCGACCTGCCGGACGAGTGATACGCTCCGGCAGGTGTTGAAGAGCAGGGTTCAGAAGGAAGGGGCTTTTTAA